ACCCTACCCCCACCCCCCGCGCTGTCAGCTGGGACTCCACGCATCTACTATTATTACTAATCCAGCCGAATAAATCGCTATTTTTTGAAAACCCCCCACCCCTTTTTAGAAACCCTTGCCAAAAAATTTTTTGTACCCTATTATTACGTTACACGGTTAATAACCTGCGAAATGATATGACATTGAATCTGATACCCGAACTAGGTGTACCCTTAGAGGATGAAGTGAAGCAAATTCCTTTACCTAAACGGACCTCTGCACTGTCTAACACAGTAGAAGAACTAGAAAAACACGGGCTAGACACCACTCCAGACGAGAATGACAAAGAGGTTGCGGCTGTTTTAGCCACTGCGTACGCGCAGGACCCCGATAAGACGTCTCGGAAGGTCACAAACAAACGCGCAGCGAAGCTAACACCCCCATCTGTTAGGATGGCAGGGGCTATAATAGAGGAATTTAACCATTCTGTGGTGGAATCCGCCAAGCAACTGCGCAACCTAGTAACAAACAAGCTCATCATAGAGTCAGAAAACCCTGATCCACGTGTACGAATGCGTGCTATAGAGCTTATGGGTAAGATATCAGACGTAGGACTGTTCACAGAGAAGTCTGAAGTGACCATTACCCACCAAACCACCGACGATATCAAGGAAAAACTCCGCAGTAAGCTGGCAAAACTGGTAAATCCAGAGCCAGAAGTAGAAGATGCCACCATTCTGACCGCTAAAACACTAGATGTTGACGAAGAGTTTGGGTTTGACGACGATGACTGAGGGTTTTGACTTTAGCGAAGACGATATTGAGACAATGTTGACTAACCTTGACTCGTTTAGCGAGGAAGAAGTGGCTGAGATTGACCGTATGGTGGACGAACTGTCTACAAGGTCCAAAAACAAACTAGCGTATGACGATCTGATTGAGTTCTGCAAACTTATGATGCCTGAATTTATCGTGGGTAAGCACCACCGCATCCTTGCTGACCTACTTATGGACATCGAAAGGGGTGAGAAAGACCGTATTTGTGTTAACATCCCACCACGCCACGGCAAATCACAGCTTGTGTCTATCTTCTTTCCAGCATGGTTCTTAGGTAGAAACCCGGACAAGAAGGTTATGATGGTGTCTCACACCACAGACCTAGCGGTAGACTTTGGTCGTAAGGTGCGTAACTTGATAGCCCTAGACGATTACAGGTCTATATTCCCTACCGTAAAGCTGGCACAAGACAGTAAGTCAGCGGGTCGTTGGAATACCAACGTAGGGGGAGAGTATTATGCTTGTGGAATTGGTTCTGCTCTCGCTGGTCGGGGCGCAGATTTACTGCTTGTTGATGATCCACATTCTGAACAAGACGTAATCAACGGGAACTTCGGTGTCTTTGAGAAGGCGTATGAGTGGTTTACCCTCGGCGCTCGGACACGTCTCATGCCGGGAGGACGTGTGGCTATTATACAAACACGTTGGCACCTAGATGATCTTACTGGGCGTGTGGTACGTGACATGGGTAAGAACGAACGTGCGGATCAGTATGAAGTCGTTGAGTTCCCCGCCATCCTAGACGTCGTTAACAAGAAAACCAAAAAGACAACTCAGAAGCCGTTATGGCCTGAGTTCTTTGACTTAGAAGCCCTACTACGTACCAAAGCCTCTATGCCTGTGTTCCAGTGGAACTCGCAGTATCAGCAGCAGCCTACCACAGAAGAAGCCGCTATTGTTAAACGTGAGTGGTGGAACGAGTGGATTAAAGATTCGCCCCCATCCTGTGAATATATTATCATGTCGCTTGACGCTGCAGCCGAGAAACACAACCGTGCAGACTTTACAGCGCTTACCACATGGGGGGTGTTCTTGAACGAAGAGACCAGCGCTTACAATATTATATTGTTAAATAGCATAAAACAGCGTATAGAGTTCCCAGAACTTAAGCAGCTTGCGATGGAAGAGTACAACGACTGGGAACCAGACTCGTTCATTGTGGAGAAGAAAAGCTCTGGTGTGGCCTTGTATCAAGAGATGCGGCGTATGGGTCTACCAGTGTCTGAGTACACACCACACAGAGGGTCAGGGGATAAGTTAGCCAGACTTAACTCTGTTGCAGACATTGTGGCATCGGGGCTTTGCTGGGTTCCGCAGACAAGATGGGCAGAAGAAGTGGTTGAAGAGATTGCAGGATTCCCGTTTATGAGTAATGACGACCTTGTAGACTCGACGGTGATGGCTTTGATGCGTTTTAGACAGGGCGGCTTTATACGGTTGCCTAGCGACGAACCAGAAGAACAGCAGTATTTTAAACAGCGCCGAGGCGGGTATTACTAATGGGGCTAACTATTGTCGATAACCCATATAAAGCTGATATAGCAGCTAGGTATAAACTTAACCCAGAAGATTCTGGTCTTCGTAGTCTGTACAAAAAAATACCTACCAACATGCGTTTGTTTATAGAAAACTTACTCGGTGACACAAGCACTATAACAGAAGATGATTTTACTAACGACGAACTAATAGAAATGATTGCGTTAATAGAAAGACAACAGGGCATTAATGCTAAAGAAGAAGAGACCCTCCGAGAAGAGACCGAAAAATTTTTAGAGTTAGGTATGACTTATAAGCCAAATCAAGGCTATATTATGAACGATGCGGGTAAACTTGTTCCATATGATAATTATGATACTCCTCTACTTACAGGAACTGAAGCGCTAAAAACTTACGAAAATACTAGAGATAGAACTTCTGTAGACCCTTATAAAGAACGCTCATATTATGAGGGTACATCTAGTAGGATGGTGGATCAGGATTACTCTTCGTCTCTTGCTAGGTCATTTAATGACCCAATGTACAATGTAGCTACAACTCTAGGTCAATATACCGCTACCGACGTTGACGACGGGTATAATATACAAGATATATATGATTTTAACAAAGACGAACGTGACCTACCTACTGACTTATCAGGCGCGTTACAACGTATCTTAAAATCTCCTGAACTTGCAGGAGAGTATTTAGCTAATTTATTAGGTAGTGAGCCTAGGGATGTAAATATAGCCCTAGAAAAGATTTTGAAGGATAGGGAATAGATCATGGCTATTGAAAAAGGCGTATACGCTGCCCCAGAAGGGTTAAAAGACTTAGAAGGTGATCTTGAGGGCATAGAGGAGATGGAAGTCCCCGAAATGGAGATTGAGATCGTTGATCCTGAGTCTGTCACTCTATCTGACGGTAGCATGGAGATTACCATAATCCCCGGTGACGAGATGGACCTCTCTGAGTTTGGCGCAAACCTAGCCGAGTTACTAGAAGAAGATACCCTCGAAACCCTGTCCAGTGATCTTGTTGGTCAGATAACAACGGACATAGAAGGACGCAAAGACTGGGCAGACACGTTCGTCAAAGGCTTAGACGTGCTTGGTTTTAAGTACGAAGAGCGTTCAGACCCGTGGGAAGGTGCATGTGGTGTTAACTCTACAGTCCTAGCCGAGGCCGCTATTAGGTTCCAAGCAGAGACTATGAGTGAGACTATGCCTGCCGCTGGCCCTGTAAAGACTAGAGTGCTTGGACAAGAGACTAAAGAAAAGACAGAAGCCGCTGAACGTGTCAAAGCTGACATGAACTACGAACTCACCGAGAACATGGTTGAGTACCGCCCAGAACACGAACGTATGCTCTATAGCCTTGGCTTGGCAGGTTCTGCGTTTAAGAAGGTCTACTATGATCCTAATCTAGGACGTCAGGTCGCTGTCTATATTTCCGCAGAGGATGTGATCGTACCCTACGGTGCGTCGAACATTGAAGCTGCAGAGCGTGTAACGCACGTAATGCGTAAGACAAAGAACGAGTTGAAGAAGCTACAAGCTGGGGGGTTCTACCGCGATGTAGACCTCGGTGATCCAGAACCCTACCACACAGACATTGAAGAGAAGAAAGCGGAAGACGGGGGCTACTCGCTTACCGACGATGACCGCTATGCTGTTTATGAGATACATGCTGACCTTCTTATCGAAGGTGTTGATGACGACGATGAGATTGCTCGCCCATACGTTGTCACCATTGAGCGTGGAAGTGGCGAGGTGCTGTCTATCCGTAGAAACTACGAGGAGGGTGACCCACTCACACTCAAGCGACAGCACTTCGTCCACTATAATTACGTGCCGGGATTTGGCTTCTATGGCCTTGGATTGATCCACATCATTGGTGGATACGCCCGCGCTGGAACTTCCTTGATACGGCAACTGGTTGACGCAGGCACACTGTCGAACCTCCCCGGCGGATTGAAGTCGCGTGGACTGCGTATCAAGGGGGACGACTCTCCTATCAACCCCGGTGAATTTAAAGATGTAGATGTTCCGTCAGGGTCTATCCGTGACAACATTATGCCTCTCCCCTACAAAGAACCTAGTCAGACCCTTCTCGCCCTTTTGAATCAAATTACGACTGAAGGCCGTAGGCTAGGCGCTATTAGTGATATGGACATCTCGGACATGTCAGCCAACGCTCCTGTGGGCACCACACTGGCTCTCCTAGAGCGCACACTCAAACCTATGGCTGCGGTGCAAGCACGCGTACACTATGCGATGAAGCAAGAGTTTAAACTGCTCAAAGCTATCATGGCTGAGTATGCTCCCGCAGAGTACGCGTACATCCCGTCCAGAGGTGAAGTGAGTGCCAAGCGGTCGGACTACATGATGGTAGACGTGATACCCGTCAGTGATCCTAACAACTCGACTATGGCCCAGCGGGTCGTACAGTACCAAACAGTGCTACAGATGTCAGCGCAGGCTCCACAGATATACGACCTGCCTCAGTTGCACCGCCAGATGATAGAAGTATTGGGCGTGAAGAACGCCGACAAACTCGTCCCGACTAAGGATGACGCAAAACCAGCCGATCCGATAAGCGAGAACATGGATGCCCTAGTTGGCAAACCTATGAAAGCGTTCATCTATCAGGACCAAGACGCTC